ACAACAAGAACCCGGTCCCTACTTACCGAAATACAACAAGTAAACAAGTCTCATGATACATCCCCGCGCTACTGCTACCAAACATGGCCCAAGGGATCTTCATGTGCAGGACTCTACAGACTCTGAAAATTCAGAGGAGGCAGCTCCCATTCGTCATTATGATGGTGAGATATCTCCCCTGCCACCTGAAGATGTTGTTGGCATTCCCATACCAAAATGGAAGGAAATGTCTAGAAGCATCTTTAGCAGGCGGCATTCAGTGTCTGATAGAACCTTAGAGGAACTACGTGCTAGGTTCCCCGGTTGGACTTTCAATTATGGTGATGATGGGATACACCCTCACCCTATTGGAGCAGCCGAAAGAGCGATCACGGAAGAGCTAGTGTGTCGAGAAATTAGTCGTACGTATGGGTATAACATGCGTATCACTGATATTGGTGGTAATGCCAATCGTCATGCTAGCTGTGGTAGAAAGAAGATACACAGTTGCAATCCTTATTTGGATCCTGTGGATGTTACTAGATACCACGACAGTAGATATAGAAATGATGCCAATTTCTGTCATGTCAAGGCTCAGCAGTGTTGCACTGTAGCGGACGTGTATATGGCCATCAATTCTATTTACTACATATCCAGAGAAGATTTGGTGTACCTAGTTCATCGGTCTGTAAAGAAGGTGTTATATGCCACTGTGCATGTATTTGACAATCTTTATGGAACGATGCATAATGGTGAGTCAAACTATGAAGTCATGTCGGATGGAACTGAACTATTAGTGAGCATGATGGTTAACGGAAACGTTGGCCCTTATGTCCACAATGGAATGTTCTATCTTAAAGACCAGTATTTTGAATACCGAAACAAAGCTATTGCTTGGGGAGGAAGAAAAGTTGGGGATACTTGGATTTACACTTTTGTACCAGCGCCAGTTGGAATGACACAAAAACGTAATCCTGAGATGCCACTAACTGTCTCCATCAAGCGAGAGGAGCATGTCGGAGAAGTTTCACCTTCTTTGTCAGTTGCTCACATCAAACCAGAATTTGATGTCACTCATGTAACTTCTAGGGGTATGTGGAGCTGGGGG